CGGGCTTTATAATTTCAAGATACAAGGGTGACGGAGGGATAGGGGCATCAGTCCTGGTTTCGCTGATATTCGTTGCCGTGATGCTCGCTATATCATTGATATCAGCTAAAGGAAAGGTCGGGGGCGGAGCATTTATGAACCTCCTTTGCTATATGCTGATTTCATCATTCACCGCTTTCCTTGGCAGAAAGCGTGAGAAAAAGCATCACAGGGGCTGAGTCATTAAGAATACAGCATTAACAATGCTTTTTGCGAGCAAAAAAAGGGAGAAATTTATTTCTCACAGAATTCTTAATGCGAAAGCACCTTGGAGGCTGTTTGATTTAGAGCAGAAATATTCGTTCTCGTAGTAGCCGTAAGAGAGTTAAAATAATAAGGTTTGGGAAGATAGATTTTCCCGTACCCATCGCCGTATTTTTCTTAAATATCCGCATATTTCTCAAAAAATCCGACTCGCTTACGAAAAAATCTATTCTTCCTAAACTGCATCGCACCTTACGTCGAATAAATTTTTGATGGATTTTGGCGTAACGAGCCGCAGTAAAGTATGACTTTGCAAGGCTTGGTGCGACGAAAGACACTAAAATTTATCGTCGCAAGGCTTATTAGTTCGGCTCTCTTCGGCTATTTGTAATCCCGAATCTAAGCTAAAATATGACGTTCTGCTTTCACACGAAATGTTCCATAAGCTATTCAGAGAAAAAGCCTCTTGGAAGCTGATAAAATCCGCAATAAAGCATATGGACGTTAATAAGCAAAGAGAAATATCCGCTAGATACGAGAAGTATTATAAGAAAATAAATCACGGAGAGTTTCCCGAAAACTTTGAGTCAATAGTTATAGACGAGATAGCGGCACACTATACGGAAACAGTATTCTCGGATATAGACGTGCTTGCATATCTCACAGAAGAGCAACCCACAATAAAGGATAAAATAATGGGCTTCTTCAACAAATCGGCACGCACTTATGCGGATGACTCAAATTTAAGCTCTGCTGCTAGGAAATTTGCAAGACAGTATAGGAAGCTGTTCCAACAGGTAGCCGATAGAGATTATCAGTCAAATTCTGCACCTGCACTTGCATTAAGCGTAGAAAATGGCGAAGAAAATCCTGTAACGAGCACAGATGTTGATACGGATACGAGGTACGCAATAAACTTCTTGAGCGAAGAAGATTTGCCAGGATACCTACGTGCTGGAGGTCGTGCCAACAAATATAAGCAGCAGGCTATTGATAATGGCAAAAAGATTATTCTTACAACGTCAGAGGATATACGTGAATATATCGAAAAGGCTATTGCTGGCGAAAAAGACTTACCTGCTGTTGCTTATGGCAAGGTTGATAGTAGGCTTTCTGAGGAAACCTCCGATTACTCTGATGGAAAAATCCAAATATCAAATTATTACTTGGAACTTGTAGCAACCGATATTCACCATGCATACCAAGAACACCTACATGCGAAGAAAGCGGGCGATATTGATCTTAGCATAGAGGATTTTATGAATATCCCTCTTTATGTTGCAACGTATGACGATTTTGTATATGCCATCAAGTACAAAAGCGGAAATACTAAGATATGCCTTAGCAAAAAAATCAGTGACGGCAGAGTTTTGGTAATCGAAACAGTATCCAAGAGCCACGGATCTATTGAATTTAAGAATATGATCGGTGTGAGTGAGGAAAAATACCTTGAAGAATACGAAAAAAAGTATAAAAAAAGAAACGGCACGAATACCGGAGGGAGCAAAAGCTCCAACAACTCTCCGCGTGACGAAACCGCTTCTAATATCATTATACCCGAAAACTCCGAAAAAAGCAACAGTTTTTCAAAAAAATCTTTGGAAAATTCTTCTGAAGAGAGGTTTTCTTTGGCGGAAGATACAGAAACTATTGAAAATTATACCGAAGAGCAGTATAATAATTTTGGTTGGGCGAGATATGCGGAAGGTATATCAAAGAGTGAGCTTGACGACGTTTACTCCAAGATTAAAGAAAGAAGCACTTTGCGTACTTTCAAGCAATCTTCAAAAGGTGAGGCTATTATCGAGGTAAACAATGACCCACATAAAACTCTTGGTGTAAACAATGTATTTGTTTTCGTGAATGGTACGAAAAACAACTTTTATATTAACAGAGTAGTTAGATTTTCAGCCGAAACGGAAACTGAAATGGAAATTATAAAGGAGGTACTTTATGAAGGAAGGACGTGCTCAGATACTCATCTTGCGTTCCTTGAACAGAAAGGATTTGCAAAACAGTACACACGAGAAGGTTCTAAATCATTTGTTGAATATAAAAGACTTCGTGACAGCGGAAAGACGAGCGGAGGAATTGATACAAATAATCGAGGACGAAAGAAATACCGAAGCGGATATTCTCTCAGCGTTGGAGAAGATGGAGAAATAATTGAAAGATACTCTCTCCCCGAAGATGAGGACTTTGAATCACCTACCGTAGAAAACGTAGCAAAGCAAACGGAAAAGGATAATTCAATCAAGGGAAGAATAAAGAGCTTTAAGAAAAATTTCTTTACGGCAAAGGACAGGCTTTACATAGACACCGTAGACGAGATGTACGGAATACAGAAGTATCTTGATGAGAGCGGAGATAAGAATGCTAAGGCAAGGATTCAGCAGGCGAGAGCAAGCAGAAGCCAAGCACAAACTATGATAGGCTCTGTTCAGTACGACGTTTTCAGCGAAGAAACCAAAAAGATAGGTGACGGAATACATCAGATAATGAAGCCTATAAGGTCAAGGGGCAAGAATAACGTAAAGAAATTTGAGGACTATATGCTCCATAGGCTTAATATCGACAGAATGACCCTAGAGGAACGCTCGCTTGAATGGACTAAGGCAGACAGAGAAGCATTGGAAGCTATCAAGGAGGATATAACTAAGAGGGAATCTGAGATAACAAGGCTTGAACAAGAGGCGTTTTACCTCGGCAATTCAAAGGAAGATATGCAGAAGAAAGAAGCACTGCATTCCGAGATTGAATCTCTTGAGGAAGAGAACCGAAAGAGTGAGAGAGAAGCCAAGAAGCTGGAAGCCAAGATTAAAGAAAGGCTACTAGAGAATAAGCCTATATTCGGAGAGAATGAGAACAGAGCAAGTGCTATAACTGCCGAAGAGTCACGGAAAATAGTTAAAAAGTACGAAAGCGTACACCCCGATTGGAATGAAACGGCAGAAAAGATATATACCTATCTTAGAGCACTTAACCATATGAGAGTTGAAGCCGGACTAATAACAGCCGAGCAAGAGGCGTATATGAACGAGCTTTATCCTCATTACGTTCCTGCGTACAGAGATTTCTCTTATTCGGGAATCGGAGCTGTTAAGGGCAGCCGAAATCTTGAGGTTTCCAAGACTGTTAAAAAGGCTAAGGGCGGCGGTCAGGACATAAGCGAATTTGAGCAAAGCATAGCAGAGCAGACGGAACAGCTTATGCGTGCAGGTCGGATAAATCAGCTTGCAAACGCTATATATGAAGCGGCAACGGCTTCTAATGACGATACCTACGTAGAGATAGTATCAAGGCAGAAGCTGAATAAAGCCGAGGCGGCAAATCTGCAAACCGAAAGTGTAGAAGTAGAGCAGAAGAACAAAAATAATCAAATTACCTTCTATAAAGACGGTGAAAAAATCACGATGAACGTTTCACGTGAGATATTCCTCGGTTTTGAAGCGTTAACCAAGCCGACCTATGAATTTGACAGCACCATTCTAAATCTAGCCGCAAAAGCGAACAGAGGTTTCAAAAAACTCGTAACCTCGTATAATCCCGCATTCGCCGCACGCAACATTATTCGTGATGCACAGGACGCAGGATTAAACTCTAAGCATCCGGCATTACTTGCAAAGAACGTAGGCGTGGCGATAGCTCAGATGCTCAAAAACTCTGATAAATGGCAGCTTTACCGTGCTTACGGTGGTTGGAGCTCAACCGTATTTGATGCAAACGGATTTAACGGTGAGATAAATTCACGTGGATTTGACGAGCTTAGAAAGCTCCTAGACATCAAGGATGGAGTATCTATTAAAGACGTTTTGATGGTGCTTCCTAAAGCGGGCAAGGATATTCTGATTGGTATTGAGAACGTTAACGCTTTCGTTGAGCAGATAACGAGATTTGCTGAATTCCTAGCTTCAATAGAGGCTGGTGACTCGGTTGAAACGGCTATATACAACAGTGCCGAGGTAACGACCAACTTCGGAAGACGAGGACGGATTACCAAGGTTCTAAACGCTACGTTTATTCCTTTCCTTAACCCTGCTATACAAGGCTTTGATAAAATGTTCCGCAACGTAAAGGATGCCGTCACTGGTGAGCATATAGTCAGAGCAATTGCTACGTTGCTCGCAAAGGCTACTATTATAGGCATAGTGCCTATGATTATAAATATGCTTATGTATTCTGATGACGAGGATTATGAGGAGCTTCGGGAAGAGGATAAGGAGAACAACTTCCTTGTAAAGCTTCCTAACGGAACGTTTATCAAAATCCCCCGTGGAAGAGTTGCAAGCGTTATAGGCGGTGCGGTTAACAGAACCGTCAGAGTGGCTAACGGCAAGGATGCGGATATTGAGGGATATTTTGAAAACGTTATATCTCAGGTAACACCTATAGAGAACTTCTCTCGCTCTATACTTTCACCGTTCTCTGACGTTGCCAATAATACCACGTGGTACGGCACTGAGATTGAGGGCAGACAGTTTGAAAACACTCCTCCGAAAGACCGATATGACGAGAGTACAAGCACTATTGCAGTAGCCATAGGGCAGAAGATAAACCGTTCTCCCAAAAAGATTCATTACCTGCTTGACCAATATTTAGGCGTTATAGGCGATTTCGTTCTGCCTGCTACTACGCCAAAGGCTGAGGTGAAGGAACTAAGCTGGTTTACGGGCAACTTCACTATTGACCCAGCAACCTCAAATAAGCTCTCTGCTGATTTTTACGAAATTTACGAAAAAGCACAGTATGCAAAGACTGCCGGTGACGACACGGCAATTTATCAGGTGCGGTATCTCAACAAGGTAAAGGATGCGGTAAGCGAGATGTATAAGCAGATAAGTGAGATACAGAATTCCAATCTATCAAGTGCGGAGAAGCTACAGCAAACGAGGGTGATTCGTATACTGATAAACGAAGCGTACAGAACTGCAAAGCAGGATTTTGGACTTTATACAAAAGCCATAGAAGCTACGGCATCCATAAAGCTACCCAAGGATGTAAGCGAGCAGACATTCCAAAACGTGCGTTTCACCGAGGCTACAAGGCTTATGTACGGGGCAAAAAAAGCTCTTTCGGAGTATGACGAAAAGGTATACGGAAAGTCTACACTCTTCAATAAGGCAGGACTTAGCTACGACGATTATTATTCGTATTACTTCACTACGAGATGGTTTGACAGCGATAAGGACAAGAACGGTGAAACAGTTTCGGGAAGTAAGCGGAAAAAGATTGTTACTGCAATAAATTCTCTGAAAATTTCAAGGAATGAAAAGCTGTTGTTGATTGCATCGAATGGATATAGCCTAAGCGACAAGGATAAAAAACAACTCTTGCAATATATCTTCAAGCAGAAAATGACGAAAGCGGAAAAGCAGGAATTAGCCGAGGAGTGCGGATTTAAGGTAAAAAACGGCAAAATAATCCTTAAATAGCTTCAATATTGCGACTAAAAGCTATTTAGTTTGTGCTAATATAGAAGCGGAGGATTTATATATGCTGGAAATAAAACCTATTGAGCAGGCGGAGATAACTCGGCTTATCTGCCCGTCTTGCAAGGAAAAGGTCCCACGTGTTGGATTGCTTAAAGGCAGTAAGATTAGCGGATTGTCCTTTAAGTGCAGAAAATGCGGGAAAATATGGGAAGCAAAAACCGAATAATAACAGTGCCAAAATCCATAGAGATAGAGCCATATTCACCGATAAGGGTGGTATGGCTCTTTTCTTATCATTTTAGCGGAAAGGAGGAACCGCAATGAAGAAAGTCAGCAACGGATGTGCTACAAATAAGGGCGGAATAATTAACGCTCCGAAATCGGCGGGCAAGGATTCGCCACGTGCTACAAAAGTCAGCGGCACCGACCTGCGTACAAGCAAGAAATCCAAGTAAATAACAAATCCATAGGAGGACAATGAAATGGAAGAGAACGATATGCTCGAAAATGAGAACACCTATGCGGAAGAAGCACCGGCAGAGGAGCTCGATTACGATGAAGAGGGCAATATCATAATCCCGGATGATGAGGACGATTTTTCAGACGAAGAAGAGTCCGAAGAACTTGAGGAGAACGAATCCGAGGAAGAAGTCCCGGAGAACGAAAATGCTGAAGAAGAAAACAGCTTTGACGAAAAGGACGCTCGTATAAAAGAGCTTGAAAAGCTGGTGAAGGAATACGAGCTACAGGGTAAGGATACGTTGCAAAAGCTCGGTGTAAAATCCGATAACGTTTTAGACGGACTTATCCGACTCGCTGCCGAGGCTGAGGAGCAGTCACCTGAAGAATACAAAAAGAATCGGGACGAAAATCTTCGCCTTGAGGAAGCTAAAAAACTACTTGCTAATATGGAGTATGCCCAGCAAGCTAAAGAGGACCTGGCAGAAATTCAGTCACTATTCCCGGAGGCAAAGGAGTATAAGACTATAAAAGATATTCCCAATCTGCAAAAATTCGCTAAATTCAGAGATTTGGGGCTGTCGGCAAAAGAGGCTTATTCCGCCGCAAATCCCGAGGGAATACGTAAAAGCGTAGCCGCAGTGACTAAAAGGCAGTCCTTGAATGACAATAAGGCACATCTTCGCTCGGTTGTGCCAAAGGGAAGCAAGGATTCCGTAGGTTATATACCAAAGGATCAGCTTGCTATGATGCGTAGTGCATTTCCTAACAAGAGCGATAAAGAAATTTACGCAATCTATAAAAAAGTCAAATAATCATTAAAGGAGAAAAAGATGTTTTTTTTAACTAAAATTGAAAACGGAAGAACAAACGTTTCAGAACCCGAGTATCTTACCGTTACCGAGAGTCTTGCAATTACCAACGGTGAAGCACTCAAACTGACCAGCGGTAAGCTGGCAAAGTGTACGGCTACTGATGCCCCGAAGTACATAGCAGGTGCAGACCTTTCGGCAACCGATACGGATAGAATTATACCTGTTATTCGTGTTGAGTCTAATCAGGTATATTCGGCACCTATAAGTGCGGCACCCGGCTCACTGGCTGTTGGCAGTAAAGTAACACTCAATCTTGTAAGCAATGCGGCAGTTGGTGTTACGACTGTAACCACGAACGGTGTTGCAACCATCGTTTCTCTAAACGGTGCAACAAAAGCAGACGACAAGGTACTTGTCAGATTTTAATGGAGGTAAAAACAAATGGTAGTATTTTCTAAAAATTCAGGTCTAAACAATGCTACGTTCGGAAAGCTCGAAACACCTATTAAAATGATGATACAGAGCGAATCCGACGCATACGAAAAACAAAAATCTATACTTACAAAGCTCTTTAATATTGCAAAGTCTAATCGCTTCGGTGAAACTATGACGAGTCAGACCGAATTCGGTGAGTTTATGGCGGCAGGAGAAGGACAGGGTGCTGAAAACGACAGCGTTCAGGACGGCTTCAAGAAATTCATCGAGCATATTCAGTTTATGAAGGAGTTCACTATAACTGCCGAGATGGCAGAAGACTCGCTCGTTGGTATCGGTGCGGACACCGCAGCACGCCCCAAGGCTTTCGTTCGTGCATACGAAAAAACTAAGATTGCTGCTGGTGCAGCTATTCTTGCCAACGGCACGAAGAGTACTCATACCTTTAATCGTGCTACTGTAGATATTACTTGCTGTGACGGTAAGCCTGTTTTCAACAACGCTCACCCCTATAAAAAGGCTGAGAACAAGTCCAAATCACAGTCTAACTATTTTTACGGCAAGGGTATTGCTTCCGATGCATCACAGCTTGAACTTGCTCTGACGATTCTTGCCAATAAGCTCCGCAACTTCAAGGACGAGGACCTCAAATCTCTTGAATACGTTGCAAACGTTATAATTATTCCCACCAACCGTCCGAAGCTTGAAGCACTCGTTAAAAAGGTCGTAGGTTCGGAGAGAACACCCGGCACTAATGATAACGATATAAACATTCAGTACGGTAACTGGGATATCGTAGTTCTTCCTCATTGGGAAACTACCGACGACAGATTTATCATTATGTCCTCCGAGGCAAATGAAAATCTTCAGGGTAATATGTTCTTCAACAGAGTTCCCTTGACCGTTACCGACTGGGAAGACCACCACACAGGCAACTTCATTTGGACGGGTCGTACCAGATTCGGTCTTGGCTTCAATTCTTGGAAGCATATGCTCCTTGCGGTAGATTCTGATACCGCAGTATCGGGAGCAACGGCACTTGACGATTTCCCGATTTCCACTGCTACTACATAAAATATCCTGAAAGGGACCCTGTATGAAAGTTTGTGAACTTTATAAAGAGGTCGCACAATTAGGCTTTGAAAATTCCCTTGAAAATGAAATAGGATTTTATCAAGCAGCTAACAGAGCCTTGCTTCAGGTCGCAGCCTTGCGACCTGAGGTAAAGGTTTTTGTTCTAAAGCACAAACCGCTTGAAAATAAAATCCCCACCGTATGCTATGAGCCTTGCGACAAAAAAGAAGACCTCATTTTTGAGGCTGAAAATGTTAAATCCTATTATTTTGAAGCCGATGGAACCGGCACGTGTTACTTAGAAAAATACAATGAAGCAACGGGAAATTGGGAAACAAAGAATATCATAAGCCTTGCTTCAGATAATATAAATATATTTAAGTCTTACAGAGGCTTTATTTTGGTGGATAGTGCGTATACAGATGCTCGTGTAAGGCTTCGCTTCACGGGCGAATTTTTGTATTCTGTAAAGAATGTTGCTATGTATGCGGATATATACAGCGAAAACGACAGCGATATACCTGCTTACGCTGAATATACGAGATATGATATATCATCGCTCGTTGACGATTTTCTTTCATTTGAAAGTCCTCCTATAAAAGACGATGCGACATTTGCTAAACTTGGCAAAGGTTACGATATAGAGTCTGGCAGGATAATACTCTTGCCTAACGATATAAGCGGTGTATTCCGTATTTTGTACAGACATAAGCCTACTGCTCTTAACAGTAGTAAAAATGCAGATGAGAATGATGATGACATAGATATAGGGGTTGAGCAGGCGGCTCTTCTTCCTACGCTGATAGCTTCTTACGTATGGCTTGAGGACGAGCCGGAAAAGGCACAGTATTATTATAATCTCTATAAAGAGTTAGCATATAACCTTGAAAGAAATACTAATCGTTCTGCACCGATAGCAATAACTAATAACGGGTGGTGAGAATATGGCAAAAACCGCTAAAAACCTTTTGGGAAATCGTGACGTATATAACAGATATTACGCAAACTTTCGTGGCGTAGATTTTTCCAACGATCACACGATGGTTAACCCTCAACGCTTTGCCTATCTCGTCAATATGTTCAAGGACTATCAATCTGAGCAGGGAAAGGCTATTGAAACTATACCCGGCTTTCGATTGCTGAATGGCAGCACAGTACAAAGAACTGTATTGGCTATGCACACCTACGCAACTAAGGACGGAACGCAGATACTAATACATGCTAAAAAAGACAATACGGGGTATCTATATGTCTCGTGTGTTGAAGAGGAGGACACGAATAAGCCTGCGATCGTACCCCCGAAGACTGATAACGTTTTACTTATGCAGTTAACTGTAAACATTAGCACTGAAAAAAGTTCTTCATTCCGTATAGGCAATGATTTATTAATTATTGACGGAAGCAATCTTTGGACGTATGACGGAACAGCAATTAAAGCGGTAGAACCTTATATCCCGACTACGTATGCAGACTTAGTGCCCGGTGGTGAGGTTTCGGAAAGAGAATATGAACAGGCTAATCTTCTAACTGCTCAGTTCAAAAATACATTTGTGGCAGACGGAGAAACCAAGGAATTTTATCTAAGCACTAAGGCAAACACAATAGTATCAGTTAAGAACTACGATGATTCATTTACGTGTAACGACGAGAATCTAATTAAAGATACTACTACTGGGGATATTATCGGTATTAAATTTTCAACAGCACCTGTCAAACCTCAAGACAAGAGTAAACCGGAGGGATATGCGGGTATTGAAATAACCGCAACGGCAACCGGTTCTACCCCTGACAAGATAAAGAAATGTACTATTGGTGCAGTTTTTGATAACCGTCTGTTTTTGTCAGGTAATCCAGATTATCCGAACACAATATTTTGGAGTCAAGCTAAGGACGGAGACCCTGATATAACGTATTTTGGAGAATTGAATTATGTTCAAGATGGTGTAGAGAATAACGCACCTATAACTTCGATGTTATCCGTAGCTAACAAATTAATGGTGTTGAAGACAAATGCCAAGAGTGACGGTGCAGTTTATTTTCACGCAAGAAGCGAAGTAGAAGACAATATAGTTCCTGTAACTTATCCTGCTGAACGTGGTCTAAACGGTACAGGATGTCTTGGTGCAAGCTGCAACTTTCTTGACGACCCGGTATTTATATCAAGGCTTGGCGTAGAAGCTATGGGTCAGCTTTCCGTGAGATACGAGAGAGCAATAGAACACCGCTCAAGTCTTGTTGATGCTAAATTAACCAACCTAAACCTCGAAAAAGCGGTGCTAGAAGAATGGAATGGATATTTAATAGTACTTGTTGATGGCGAAATATTTATGGCTGACAGCCGCCAAAAATATACGGACGAGCTTGGTATCGTTCAATATGAGTGGTATTATCTGAATGATATAGGCGTTTACGAAGGACAATATGAGAATTATTTTTACGCAAGCGAAATTCCTGACGCATTAAAAAACATTAGCGAATTTAACAGTTTGCAATTAGAGGTTAAAACTGGATTTGAAGGTAGACCTGTCTTATTTTCAGACAAAATAACGAGGAAACAGTCTACCGTTTCATATGACAATAAAGAAGTGAAGATTATTATACCGTATACCGAGGAAACTAACGAAGCTGGAACCAAAAAGCGCTATTTTGTGGATTGGCGTGGTGACTATATCGGTGGTACTTTTGACCCTGCGGTTGTTATAAAGGAGATTGACGGTAATCTTTTCTTCTGTACTGGAAACGGAAGTCTTTGTTGCTTTAATTTCGATGAAAGAGAAACTGAGTCTAAAGAAATACGTGCAGCGAACTACACGTTTAATAACAGGGCTATAACGAGCGGTTGTGCTACCAAAATGGATAACTGTGACGTTCCTCATCTTACTAAAAGCACGGTAAAAAAATCTATGGTAGTAAAAACCAAGACACGTTCACGCTCTGCCGCAAAAATAAAGGTGCGTACTAACAATGACCCATATAAGCAGGTTGCAAGAATCAATACTGCGTTGTTTTCATTTTTAGATATGGATTTTTCCGACTTTACCTTTGTTTTGAATGACGATAATTTATTCGTCATTAAGGAGAAAGAAAAAAAGTGGATGGAAAAGCAGATATTCATATATTCAGATGAATTCCAAGCACCTTTCGCCTTGCATTACATTGCGTACAGATATACAATAGCCGGCAGATTAAAAAACTAAACTATAGGAGGGCAGTATGGCTCTTGAATTTGAAAAAATTGAATCTAATTACATAAAAATTAATGGCATCCAAGCTCTTGCAGACCGTCCTAATTCGGCTTCAGTGTATGGTAAAGGCGGACTTTCAGCAAGCGAATTAAAAGAATGGTTTGACAAAACTTCAGTGAAATTTATAGACAATTTCAATATGCTATATGAACTGTTTGCAGGAAATCGTGTTGTCGATGGGCAAACTCTTTATATAACTGATTATATAAAGCTTTCCGGAATAAATGACATAGAAAGTTTGTCCGATTTATTAGAAGCAATAAGTACAGGTGCATTGGCATCCCTTATAATGCTTTCAATGAGTGAAACCAGTGAAAAAAAGAGTCTTCAGAACGCTATTTATGAGATTGTGCAAGATATAGCCACCGAAGTCAGTACCCGTGCTAATGCAGACGCTGCACTTGAGGGTCAAATAACTGCTGAAGCTGGAGCACGTGCTAATGCAGACGCTGCACTTGACGGTAAAATAACTGCTGAAGCTGATGCACGTACTAGTGCAGATACTGCACTTGGTCAAGGGATAGACGGTTGTGTCAAAAAAGCAGAGGTGTCAATCGAAGCACAAGATAACACTGTTGTCCGAAGAGACGGTAATGGAAATATAATAGTAAACACTCCTGCTGAAAATACCTCGAGTTTAGATAAATCCGTTGCAATTAATACAGCTTTTGCGGACAAACGCTATTTAGGAAAAATACAAGTTGCTTATAATTCACAGTCACACCTAATAACGTTTACTCAACTTGATGCCGAAGGCAATACTATGGAAACTCCGTATGATATAGATTTACCTTTGGAGAGTCTTGTAACGAATATTGATGATGTCGTAGTTGATGGTGAACGTTATTTGCAATTAACTTTACAAAACGATGATGTAAAAAATATAGCATTAAACGAGATTTTTAACGGTTTTGTTAAAACGTCTGTTAATAAATCTATCATTTACGGAAACGATGATAACGGAGACCAAACGTCTTATGCTATAGACGATATTATTCTACTTGAAAAAAGAGCGAATGACAACGGTATTGTTGGTATTGCTGCTAAAGGATTTGAGTCTAAAGATAGCACAGAATGGGTAAATCTAGGACACGAGTCAGAAGCTACTGGACTGTATTCATTTGCTGAGGGTAAATGTACACATGCTACAGGTGAAAGGTCACACGCAGAGGGTTCAAATACACGGGCAACACATACAAGCACACACGCAGAGGGTTATAACACAGAAGCTGTAAACCATGGTGCCCACGCAGAAGGCGGTTCCACTGAAGCAAGTGGTAGAGCCTCACATTCAGAGGGGGTTGGCACAAAATCAACAGGAGAAGCCGCCCACGCAGAAGGCTATGAAACTGTTGCTGATTATCGTGCTCATTCAGAGGGTGAATACACAATTGCAAGAGGTCGTGCTTCTCACGCAGGTGGCACACACACAATTGCAAGCGGTGCCTCACAAACAGCTATTGGTAAATATAACATAGAAGACCTCTATGCTTACTTCATAGTAGGTAACGGTACTGCAAGCTACCGCTCAAACGCTTTTGTTGTCAATCGAGACGGAAGAGCTATAATTGGCAAAGCTCCTGTAAATGAGATGGATGTTGTTAATAAAGGCTATGCCGACGGTCGATATGTAAAGCAAACAGATGTGTCAACCGAAGCGGAGTCTGGCGTTGTAGTGCAAAGAAACGACAGCGGCGGCATAATCGTTAGAGATAATCCTTCTTCAAACGAGGCTATCAACATAAATTTTGCCGACGGTCGATATATAAGGCAAGATGGCTTTAGCCTTGATTACGATACTAATACTCACGTATTGAGTATCGGATATAAGCTTAGTAACGGTACTACAGCTACTAAAAAAATAGACCTCGTTCTAGAGAAGTTAATTACAGGGGTAGAAGACCAAATAACCGAGGACGGTAAACTTCAAATCCGATTTGTATTCGGTGACAACGGCTATTCTGGTTGGTATAGCCTAGACGATGTGCTCAAACTGACCAGCTATGTAAAAAGATATGACACCCCAAATATACTATACGGAACCAATGCTAACGGATACCAAAAGCCTTATGCTATAGACGATATTATTCCACTTGAAAAAACATCGAATGGCGGTATAGCTGTTAAAAGAATCGCATCTGCTACAGGACTACATTCTTTTGCAGAAAATGGAAGTGCATCTGGTAAATTTGCACACTCGGAGGGTGACGAAACAAAAGCGTCAAGAGACTTTTCTCACGCTGAGGGTAAATGTACACATGCCACAGGTGAGAGGTCACACGCAGAGGGTTCAAATACTAAAGCAACAAATACTAGTGCACACTCGGAGGGTTATAATACAGAGGCGGCAGGACACGGCGCACACGCAGAAGGTGGTTTCACTAAAGCAAAAGGTCTAGCTTCACATACAGAGGGTTTTGGCACTGAAACAATCGAATCGGCAGAAGCCGCCCACGCTGAAGGTTATGAAACTGTTGCTGGTTATCGTGCTCATTCAGAGGGTGAATATACAAAAGCAAGCGGTCGTGCTTCTCACGCAGGTGGCACACACACAATTGCAAGCGGTGCCTCACAAACAGCTATTGGTAAATATAACAAGAAAGATAATAATGCTTTATTTATAGTTGGTAATGGTACAGCGGACGGTGACGACTACCGTTCAAACGCCTTTGTTGTCAATCAAGACGGAACGGCTACAATTGCCAAAGCTCCCGTAAATGAGATGGATGTTGTCAATAAAGGCTATCTCGATGCTGTCAAGGCATATCTTGAAAGTAATATGTCACCATCAGAGGTAGACCTTGAGCAATATTTTTTAGCTATGGACACAACCGCTGTTGACATATTAATGTCTAATGCTAAAAAGTGTACTTTATCAATAGGTATGAGAGCAGATGTAGATACCCCTGGTACTACTGATGTGTTTACAGATGAATTTTGGAGTAATTCAACCTATTCCTTTACATTCACTCCTACAGAAGTAACACCGCTTACAGAAGATTCTTACGGTTACCTTACAGGGTCAATAATTGGAGATGTAATCGCAGTAAACGTAGATGCACCCGATGGTTATATAGTAAAAAGTGCTACGGCTACCCGTTTTAATCTTGCTTTAGTTATTTATGATATTGAAACAGAGGATATAGGCGTTCAAATGTCAACCGATTTAACTCTTACGGTAACATCACCTAATGGTATCATAGAAACCTTTAGTGAACTTCTTGAAATTCACTCTTACCGCAACGTAGATGATGAGTGGGAATATAAGGTTAAAAAGCTTATCGTCTTCGTTCCTAAAAACGACGAAACATCACCGTATATTCCCGAAGCTACTGCAACCTATGATTTGAGAACTCAAGCAATAGATAACCGTCTTAAAGCTCTAATCGATGAAGCTATTGCAAAAAGAAGAGCCGCATTAGGCGAAACCGAAACTACAGAAAAATCTTAATGCGATAAACGTTAGAAAGGAATATAACTATGCTAATAAAATACAGACTTACTGATAAAGGACTGGGGATATTTGCAGACCGAGTTCGTGAGCTAGTTGACAAAGGGAGCGTAATAAATTTTGCTTTTGAAAATGCTCCAAATGGTACGACGGCTGTTTTTGAGTCGAAGGACAAGCCTTTTTATCGCACCTTGGACGACAAATGCAGTTGTTCAATCGAAGAAAAATTTCTTGATAAAACCGTAAGTATAGCCGTCTTTTCGCCTAACCATAAAAATATTTGGCAATGTGAAAAAATATACGTCACAAGAAAAAATGATGTTGTTATGGTAAGTGCAGAAGACATAGACCTCGCAGACGAGTTGAGAAAGCTAAAGTTGTTCTGCAACGAACTAGACAGCCGTTGTTCAGATTTGCAGAAATATTGTGAAAAATTAGAATCAAAACTTACTGAATTGTTAAACGGATACGACATAATTTAAGGAGAAATAATATGAAAAAAATTTTAGTTATCATAGCTATTACAACTTTATTTGCAATCTTTTCCATTAATTGTTTTGCTTCGGAAAATTCTGATGTCGGAGGCGAAACCGTTGATGTCGCCACGGATACTGTATCTAATCACACGCTTCTTGGCAGGGTATGGGAGTTTGTAGAGTCCAACAAAGAAGAATTGATAGATTACGCTTTATCGGCTATATTGCTTGTAGGCGGTGCCTTTCTCAGCATAAAAAACAGGAAAATCACAAAAAGCATAGCCGGAGGAGTTTCTTCTGCACTTCATAATACTACTATGGTTACAACCTCGCAAAATGGAGTTATAGACACAGTTAATGATATGGATGGAAAGATTTCCTCTCTTATGGATGGGTTCACGAAAATACATAACAACGAAGAAGCAAGAGACAGAATGATAACTGCATTATTCGTTGAAATGTCAGCAGTGAAGCAAATGCTAATGACTGTTTATCCAAATTCAAAAAATCTACCTCAAGGAGTAAAGGATTTAATTAATCTTGAAAATGCTAACTGCATAAAACTCATAAATGATGATAAAGCTCTCTCAAAGTTGTATGAAAGCGTTGTTCACGACATAACGTCTTCGGAGGACGGTGTTAAAAATGACGAATAAAGCGAAAGGAAACATACTCAAGGGTGTAGCTATAGGCATTGATGTAAGCGTTCCACTTGCTGCCACCTTTTCACAGTTTCCTGTATGGGTAGAACGGAGCTCTAGTGCCACTATTTCAGGATTATTTCTTGTGTTTGCATTCTTTTCCATTCTTCCGTTCATTAAACAGATACGAAATTGGTTGAAATCCCCATCAGTCGAGATTTTTTGGCTTATTGCCTTTGTGTTGTTTGTAGCCTTACGAAGCATAATTGAGGAAATGGTTATAATTTGCTTCTTTGGTGCAATTTCCAACAGTTTAGGAGCTGTATTATACAGATTTGGGAAAAAGATGGCTGATAACGATAAGGAGATATAAAAATGTTAGAAAAACTTCCTCAATCCTCTGCTGAAGATATAATAGAACTTGGTGACCGATATAAAAAGAAAGTAGCCAAGGGATTCATAAATCATATCGGAATATTTATGAGTGTGTTTATCGTATTTGTATTCATAGTCACAATGACTACAGATATAAAACTAAACACGTTTGTACAAGGTATATCGTTAGCACTATCATTTTTCGTTTTCCTTTTTTGCTCTTATCTAATGTACATAAACTGTGCGAGCTCAGGAAGACGTGGGGGACTTCAATGTCAGACTTATCTTGATACAGTATCTGAATACGACCAGTTGAAAAAGCAAATAGTGGATATGAATTTACACGGAAAGCTTCCTGAATTCTGTGAGCACTATATTTCCAACGAATTAAAAAACACACGGTCGCAAATTTTAGCCGATGTAGGCGTTTCTTATGCTGAATACGTAAAAGAATACCAGTCTATAGACAAACACGCCTTAAACGCAAAAAATAGCCTATCTGAGAGGCAGAAAAAAGCAATTTGGAAAGCAAATTCAATTTCCCCCGTCAAATTGACGTCTGAAATGATAATGAAGAGGGGCAGAGCTACGACTCACCGTGCCCCTTTAGGCGTAAACCCCGAGATAAAACGCAGTGCTAATTATGCCGTCACATTTCTAAAGCTATTTGTGACTTGTGGTCTGCTTGGCTCTATAGCTATGGAAGTAGTAGCTACACCATCTTGGGGAATGGTTGCTCAGGTTACCTTAAAGGTGCTAGCTATTATATCACACGGTGTGAGTGGATACAAGTTCGGTTATGAAAATATATTATTCGATACCTGCAACTATATGAGAGACCAAATAGATTTGATGAAACAAGCTATTAATTATTTTAATGCAAAAAGCCCCGATAATGCGGGGCTTTAGTTATGATATTAGATTAAGTAATTTTGCTATATCGTGTATTATTTTTCTCTTTCTCATATAGTATGTATTTTTGGATATATAAGGGGAAGCCGGGGAGAAATCATATCCACGATGCTTTTGAATATCATCAAGCATAGTCCTGCGTATACCTATCTCCACTTCTTCGAGAGCTGTATCGATAACTTGATTAAGTGCTTTATACTGATTAATAACATCAGGAGCAGTATCGGTGCTTGCGATTGATACAACACGCCTATCGTAATCTACACAAAGGCTGTGAACAATCTTAACGACAGAGTAGGGTATATCCCATTTGTAATTAAGTCTCTTCCGTGCCATAAAATCACCTTCTTTCGATTGATTTATTGTATTCTATTACTAAATTTATAGGGATAGGCAATCTATTGATTATATTTTCTACAATGAGTATAGCGGCAGTTTGCTTTTTCATAACTGTTATCTCACCTCTTGAAACGAAGTATGTTGGTTTTGTGGTGCTTCCGCTTGGTTGGTCAATTTTATAACACAATTCGCATAAAGGGGAATTTTTATTTACGCACTCTTCGCAACTGTATTTCTGCATAGTTTTTCCTTTCGTTTTTAACATTTATTTCTCTTCCCAATATTCAACAACGGTTACCGTACCGTTGCCTCGTTTTTCTTTTGCTATTCTTACGCAAAAACCGGCTTTGATTAGCAGACGTGCTATTTCAAGGCGTTCTACATCATTAAGGCTATTAGTCTTTGGTGCTATAATTTTATTTCTTTCCATTTATTCCTCCAAGTAGTTTTTACCTATGAGCTTTATAAATTCCTCTCTGGTATGCGTTTCTTCGTATTTCTTCTGACACGCACGCTTGAGCATAAGGTCCATAGCTCGATTATTATGTACGCAAACATTACCGAGATTATGGTGGTTGGCACAGAGGTAAACAGTGAAGCCTTTCCTATCGCTTACGTATCTGTTACCTCTGCCATAATATATATGATGTAAGTGCAGTGCCAACCTGCTCCTACAGATATAACATACACGCTCACTTTGAATAATGCTATTAACGCTTTTCATTAACATACCACACAGTGTAACAAATGCAGACTATGAATAGATATATGGGTATTATGTACACTGCTTGTCCTCCAACATCTCTTTGACTCTCTTGTCTATAATGCTTTTTATATACATATCTGGCTTTGTTGTCGTGTTAAAATCTTTATACAACAGTTCCTGCATCTCCCGCACGGTGTCGGCTTTTACTACGGACATTCCTTGTGCAAGCATTTCTTCAGCTTGGTGTCGCAAGTGGTTTTCTTCAAGCACACGAGCCTTCAGCCTCTCTTTCTCAGCTCTCAAATCCTCAACCTCGCAAGCAAGTTCATAATAGGCTTTATCTGCGTTTTCTTTTTCGGTTATCAACGCCTTTTGCCAAGCCTCATTCTCCTCGGTGAGTTCCTTTATCCTCTGCTCCTGCGAGTTTATGAGGGAGAGGGTATCATATAACATAGTTTCTTTGCAAGCGGTCTGTTCATTGTATGAGCAGTTTTCGCACTCTCTTTCTATACAAGCCTCTATATTGGTTTTAATCTGTTCCGCATTAAGTTCCATTTTTACCCCCCGACAGTCTTTTAATTAGATTTTCCTTAACTAACTTTTTCATTTTTTGTATGTAACCTCACTTATATTTTCTTTCAATATAGAGTACGAATATCCGATATGATATGCAATCTCAATCACATATATATACCAATCATCAAGAGCTATTTCTTCCGCACCAACCCTTATATTAAAATTTGTAATCTCGTCAAGCTCGTCCCTTATATATGAGCGTAGCAGGTTAACCAACAAAAATTGCTGATAGCCGAAATTGTCCGCTTGGTATTTAAGACTTTTTTCTTTCATTACTGCACCTTTTCTTATCAGCCTTTTTCCAAACTTGATGCAGGGCATAGGCAAGAGGATTATACACATAATCAAGCCTTTTCGCCCTTTCATATTCTTCGTCAAGAAGTTCCTTTGCTTGTTCAAGTGTCATTTTCGCTCCTTTCACTTTCCATATTCGCAACAACGCTTAAGATATAAAGAATTATAAAGAAACGCAAAGGTGCTTTATTTCCGATGTCATAAATTTCGTAGTCTGCACAACCGAAGATATTGTAAAAGTCCTCTTCTTCCAAATCGTTGTTTCTTATCTTTTCAACCCACTCATATTCATCGCCTGTTGCTCGATAAAGTCTTTTTATCGCTTCGCAAACCTCTTCGTGTTCATAGAGAATATCATTATCAAAAATAAAATCTAAACTTTCGGATATATACGCATCAAAACGCTTTCTCTGTTCTTCGGTCAAATCATCGTTATAAAAATTACCCTCTTTTATGAGCTTCAAAAATTGCTCTTCGCAAGTCGCACTATCGAACGAGTATCTTTTTCCGCTATCGAGCTTTTCAAGTTGATAATATGGCGATTGATATGCCAAATTCATCACATTTGTTTTCCAAGTGCAATCAAAAACGAATGAGCCGTAATCTCCATACCAAGACATATGGTATCCGTCGAATATCGCATACACAGGGCAACAAAAATTCCTTTTAGATGTTGACTTGATTTTCACTCTTGAAATTTCATCGGTGAAATGTTGTATTTCATATTCGATTTCTTCATAGCCTGTCAAATCTTTTATGTCGTATTCTTATTGCAAAATCTTTGCAATAACTTCATTGCCTTTCATTCCTCTCTCCTTTCTCCGTAACTACAATAAAAATCGGGAACAGGGTTAAGCATTCCGCTTACACTTTCACAAATATATTCGAGGTCATCTCCTATCATTTCTTCGGCGAAATGCTTACAATCCTTGCACCTCACGACCTCAACCACATCGGCGGTGGGCTGTCTTTCAACAAATCTAATGAAAGCCTCGGTTAATGCTCCGTGATTATACAGTCCCATTTCATAGTCGGTTTTCGATTTGGCATTGAGATGTTCTATCAGCTTATCCGCATCAATATATCTGCTCTTACCGACAATTCCTATTTTCATTCCGTGTCCTCGCTTTCCTTTGCTTTCCAATGCGAAGGAGTAGAGTCGTATGCAGTAATGCAATCATTACAAAATTTAGATTGTTTATTATTACAGTTGCTACAATTTCGTTGCTCTTTTTCCCCGATTATCTTCTCTGCCTTTTCCAAAATAGCAAACACCTCGTCTACCGCCAAAGCACCTTGCTCACAGTAAGTGTTGACTGTAACCCGCTCTATTGCCTTTGCTAAAAGCTGTAAGCATTCCTTGATTTCTTTGGTTGTCATAGGTTTACTAATGTCCTGTGCCGGATTCTCGTAATTTGCCTGTACTAGACTGGGCGTAATAAGGTAGTGATGATTAGCACTAGTCTGAGTGCTCATAGGCTTGTCTATATCCTGTAGAGGATTGTCAAAGTTCATTTCCAAGATATACGGCTTCGGATTCTTAATAACGAATTTATCGAGTCCACGAGCTATTCTACGTAGTGTGTTAGCAACTAAAGGTCTCTTACGCTCAAAAATAGATGGACAAGGGATATACCAATCTATACATTCGGCTGCGGTGCGGTATGGCTTTAACCCCTTGCCTTTTCCGTGCGTTGCCTTTGGAAAAACTATAGGCTTGCCGTCATTTCTTGCCACGAGATAGAAACGCTTACGAATGGTAGGAGCACCATAATCACACGCCCTTAACACTTTATATTCCACCTTATATCCAAGCCCATTAATAA